CCATCGGTCATACCATAAACCAGGGCTGATGATTCGCTAAGGTTTTGGTTTAATCCTTCATGAATGGATTCACCAGTGGCATTCACACCTGCGCCACCATAAATAAAGGCCGGGTTACCAGTTACCAAGAAGGCATACATGCCAGGCGCCATTGCGCCCATAGAACGTAAACCACTGTAGGCTGACTGTGCCTCGGCTGAATAACCAGACATGTCGCCCTGTACCCAGTCTGCCAAAGCCCTTTGTGAATCTGCAATACTGTGTAGATAATCAGCCGCCGCCTTAAGTGGCGCAGCATCAGTCCCTGCAATATACTTATAAGCCTCGTTCAATGTACCAGGAACCGAACCCAGAATGTCATAGACATTACCAGAAGCCCCTGGCACACCAGAGACTACTGATCTAAACAAGCCAGCCGTATTTTTAGCCAAAGCTTCGTAGTTAGTTAAATGCTCAATATCGTCATAGGCCAGTGTCGCAAACTCAGGGTTTCTAAGTTGTGCGGCCAGGATGGGTGAGTCAACAGCTAGTTTATCAGCGTCAATCTTTTGTAAATCAACCATGCGTTTGACTTGCTGCATGTTGTTCTTGATCATCTCTGGTGGTAGTCCAGAGTCTAGCGATAGACGTTTAATCTCTGCCTGTTGATCTGCATCATTCATCGATGCCAATGACAGGTTTTGTTTTAAGGTTCTTAAGTTGTTTTGATCATTCTCTTTGAAGTAGGCGTCATACTTAGAACCCACATCTTCTTGTACTGGCGCAGCAGGCGTGTTGGCATCAATATTGTTAAATACTTGGTCTAGCGCTGAACTGAAGTCTGTTGTTGTTTCTTCACTAATGGGTTGTGACGCGGCAACATCCACCAAGGGAGTGTCAATTGAATTATTTTGTTCTTTGTCATCGTCATTTAAAGTAATCCTTATCGGGCCTAAAGTCATTGTGCTTTCCTTATAGTGAATCTTCTAATTCAATAATCTGATCAACAATCAGTTGTTTCTTGTCTTCGTCTGTCTCTTTAGCTAGGTCTGCTTTTAGTTGCTCAATTTGAGAGCGTACATCTTGATTGGTAAGCTCTTCCAGTTTGTATTCTGGGGCGTTTTCATCAAGCCCCAAATACTCAACCGAACCGTCCTTGTTCTTTATAACAGCGTAATCGTAGCCACCCTGAGAAACTATTGAACCGTCATTTTTGTGTGCTGATCTAGCACCTTCAAGCCGAGTTCTTTCTGTGGTGTACTCGTTCGTTGCCACATAAATCTCTGCAATTCTTTGAGCGCTAACCTTTTCACCACGACTCTTTAAGCGCTCAATAATGGCCGCTCTGTCAATGTCTGGTATTTCACTTAGGTAAACATCCTGACCATTTACCACTACATAGGCGTCCTGCTTCTCGTCATCATTCAGTATTGCTAAAGAGTAGGTGCTGTCCACAGACCAGCCGTTAACGTAAGCCTCATTCGCACGGATATTAAACAAGATGGTTTGATACTCGCTGTCGTCTGGTTCGCGATTGTGTGCGCTCATAAAGGCTGCCACCTTGGCGTCCACCGTGTCTAAAAATGAACGGATGCGTTTGCCGTTGTCGTTGTTCTTCTCAAAGTCTTTAAAGTCAAAACCCATCGAACCTAGTACCGCTTTATTTTGTTGCGCTTTGGTCATGGACGACTTAACAGCCACATGATCTTTTTGTAGTTTGCGTAACTTGTCTAAATCAGACTCAGCCACGATACCAACATACAAGCTTAAGTTTTGTTTCTTAAAGGTCTCATAGTCACTATGCGCCATATCCTCTAGGCCATAATAAATCTTCTTAGCTGTAATCGGATTTTTAGGCTTCAGAGAATTAGCGATACGCTCATTCAAGGCTTTCTGCATGGTTCTTTGCTGGGTACCACTCATCGCGTCCCAAACCCCTGCTGGCAAGTCTGCCTTGGTAGCGCCTGGGGTTAAAAAGTGTTTTTGTACTTGATCATAAGCCTCATCCTCTGAGCGCTTGTTATTGGTTTCAATTTCTGCCTGTCTAACCTTGACCAGCTCAACCGTCTTAGCTCTAAGTTTCGGGTCTTCAATGCTTCTTGCTGCCACTAACTGATCAGCATAACTCAGATCAGGGTTTGACATAATAACGTCGGTTTCACGTTGCGCTCTTTTGAGCTGTGTCTGCTGGTTTAGTTTGTTTTCTAAAGCATCATAGGTACTCGGATCGATCTCTTCTTTGTTGGTTTTGTAATACTCTAATGCTCTGGTGTCTTGCTCTGCTGCCAGCAAATTCTCAATCACCTCAGTGTGTCCTTTTGAGGTAAAGGCAAGACGTGCTTGTTTGATCATAACTTTCTGATCGTCGTCTTTAGGATTGTTAACATCAATACCCAAATCTTTGAGCTTGTCGTCAATCTCTATCAGGCCTACCTGTTTTGCTGCATTGATGGCTTTGTCGTCATACATATTAGTAGCCATCTCAGCAACCTGATTGTCAATTCTGGCATCTCTTTGTGCTTTGTTATAAGCATCAGTTTGTGCCATGGTGTGTGAATCAATACGCCCTAATGCACGATTGGTTCTTGCATCTGCCATGCCGTCCCAAGCAGACTTTAGTCTCGGATTTAAATCTTTGCCTAATTCTTTTCTATAATCAGCAAGTGATTTAATTGTGCTGTCTTTATTATCTAGAGCTAGGCGCCCATTCTTCATTAAGAAACCATTCTCTGGGTCATTTAGAGTGGTTCGGATGTGCGTTGAGAAGTTGTTGTCCAGCTCTCTTAGTACACCTTTTTCATATTGTTCACGACCATGTAGAGCCGTGCTAAATAACTGGTCTGCCGTTCTGCTAGTGCTTTGTGCTGATCGTATTTGTTGTTGAGCAATACCTGCTCCAAAGGTGTCCTGGTTTACTCGAATGTTCTGTCTGGCATTAATGCCGCGTGACTGAACCTGACCGATCTCATATTGTGGTACTGTTGGCATCTCTACTCCTTATGTGTTATATGTGTACCATTTACTAGCAATACTTCCAGCGCCCGACAATAAAGAAGTTGTTGCACCATAATTACCAGCCGTTAAAGCATTCTGCCCTGATACTCGATTAATGCCCGCTTGCGCCCCTTGATTCATAGCAGCTACCTTATAGTCATACGCTTCACGCTCTGCATTTGACTTAATAGTTAATGCATCTAACTCACCCAACTCCGCTGTATCGCCTATAACGTCCAGTGCTGAACCATCATCAACCTCAACCCCTGATGCTGCTAAAACTGAGCGTTGACGGCCTTTGAGTTGTGCTACTTTAATTCGGTGTTGTTTCTCTTTGACTGAACCCCGATCAACCGCATCCTGTGCTTGCCATTCAGCTATCTGACGGTTGTTATCGTTAACCTTTGCCTGATAATCATATTGCTGCTGTTGTGCAATTGCATTGGCCTTTTGCCCCTGGTATTGCATATAGGTACTGGCGGCTGTCATCGCCAACGAAATATTCGCCATTGCTGCCATTGCTGTTGAGCCTGCAACTGCTGCTGTAATTACACACATTATTCTGTCTCCATACTAAAACGATAAAAGTCTTTACCCTGGATTCCCCAAGGCTTGGCTTTGTCGAACTTAAATCCCATCCACTTTAACCAGTGAATAGCTACTTTGTTTCTAACGTCTACATGGTTTTCCATAAACCTATAGGCTTTTTTAAATTTCTTAATGCAGGGCTTGCATCTTCTTAAAAATGCCACCGGATACTTCTCTATGACTGGAGTTGCTAACAACCACGGTGTACCCTTTCTGCCGATCAGTGAGGTGGGGCAAATACCCCAAATACAAGCCAGTTCACCATTCACCAAGCCAGCTCTAACCCAGCTAGATAGATCAACCGAGTCTTGCACAATTTGCTTGAGAGGTCTTGCGCTTACTGCTGCTACTTCGTCACGATCGGCCTGACGCATATTCTCAACCAGGGCATCAATGTGCTGTGGTTCAACCTCACGAATCTCTACCTCAATTGCCAACTTCCACCTCCGGTATTACTGCCAGTAATGTCATTGGTAATGGGTCGTCTTGACGGTAAAAAATCGATCCAGAGCTTGACCATTTAGGTGGAATCGTTACACGAATGTCACCGGTCTTCAGTACAGTTGGATCGCCATAGTTTTCATAAGCTCTTTGTTTAAATTCGGTAAGGTTGTCGCTGTCAGGTCCAAGCTTTCCACCGCGCGAATCTTCCACCCTAAGGGTAACCGTAGACACAGACTTAGTTTTGCCCTGTATCGTGCCGTTACCCGTCTCTAAATCAAGGGTTTCTACATCTGCTTGGATTGGTAAGCCAACATGTATCTTGGTGGACGGTGAACTAATAGTAATAGCTCCAGAGCTAACCGTTTTTTGCGCTTCGACGTTACCATCTGCTAAGATTGATACAGTCTTACCTTCCAAATGACTAAGGCCTGACAACTGATCAACACCTTCTGCCCAAGTAGTGGTTGCTACCGACTGGAAAGCACTAGGTACATCACGTCCAGCTCTAACAGTAACCACAGTGGCCGAGGTGTACGCTTTAATCGTACAGACCAAAGTATCTGTTCCAATTGTCAATACAATAGTATTGCCAACGTCACCAGAGCTAAAGGTTGAGGCGCTCGCTGTTAAGGTTAAATCTTCAGTGTGCGCCCAAGTCGTGCCGCCTGAAAGAGTCATTGAAGTGGAACCCGTGTGCGTTCCATCATAACTCAAGCCAGAATCCACAAAAAAAGCATCCTTAACGTCAGTAAATACACGAGAACCGAGTCTTTCTATGTAACGCTTAGTGTTACCATTAATGGTTCTTTTAACCACAAAATAGGTAGCATCTTCGCCACCCTCTGCTACCGAACAAACTGACTCAAAAGTACCATCAGTGTCATGTCTTGACCAACCCCAAACCTCATGCTCACGCATATAAGTGAGTGCTGCTACTGAGCCATCATCAAGTACCGCCCAAACGATTGAGTGTGGCGCTTGAGAATAAGTCCATTCAACAATTGATTTGCCTGCAAACAAATGATTTGATAGTACGGTTAGATCATTACCGGTATAGGTGTCCGACTCTAACGCATAGGCCAGGTCTCGAATAATCGAACCTTTAGACTGTACATATAAAATAGTATTACCGATCACCAGTGGTGGCGTCTCTGAAGCGCCACGATAACCCTGCGGCTTTAATTGAATTGAACTAGGTGTTACCACGCCACCGTCATTAGCTACCATTAGCCACTCACCACCAGAAGTAAGCACTACCAAGTCTGTCAGTGGGATCATGTGTCTGATCTCGTTAACCTGGGATGAGGCAATGGTAAAGGTTACTGCGTCATCATCCCTTAGTGGTTCTGATACATTAAAGTTGTGATAGTTGCCGATCTGAGACATCCACACTTTTTGTGGGTCGTTATTACTCTGACCAAAGGTTAGTCTTTGTTGGTAATAAGTAACCGTTGCTGGGTACTCATCCGTGGTATTAAAGATCACCTTGTTGGTTGGTGGCGTATCTGAAGCGTCAGCCTCGATATTGTCATCCTTAAAGGTAGTTGAAGTAGCACGACCAACGAAGCCATACACACCGCCCTTCTTTTTATAAACGTTATAACTGCTGGCACCAGTCACACTGGACCAGGTCACCGTGTTGGTAACGGTTGATGATAAATTGTTATTACTAACCGAGGCTGAAGAAGAGGCAACCGACTCAGCACCAGTCGAGGTGTCAACTGCGGTTACTACATACTCATAGGTGGTCGCTGGATTAGCGGCGTCATAATTCTGCCTAGAAACACTCACACCGGTTGGCGCACTCATGGTGGTACCAAAAGTAACACTACTAATAGTCCAAGCGGTATGTGAGGTTCTGGTTAATTCTTTGGGCGGGTAGGAAGGATGACAAATAGTCATCACATCGGCCGACTGGGTGAACTGTAATTGATTAAGATCAGTGTGTGCGTATGGCGTGGTAATCTCTACCGGTGATCCGCCCGACAACACCTGGCCGCCATCCTTAATCACACGCATCTTTAAATCACCAAACTCTAAAACATAGGTCTGCTCAGTGTTAAATTCAAACGGAATTAGTCTTGTGGTTTTAGTTGAATCTTTAGTCTCACAGATATACTTAGTGCCTGAACGGTTAGATACACCACCGTGCGCTTGCACCATAAAGTTACGACAAGTCTTAAGGCCTACCGCGTATTTAGCTAGGTCAACCCTAGCATGTAGCGATGGCGCTAACTCACCACCTGAGAATGAGGGTTGTATAACGTAGGCTGGCATTACGCCCTCCCAGTAATCCAAGCCGCTTCACGACTTATGTCTTCGTGCGACTCATTAGCATCAAAGGTTTGTGCCTCACTAAGGGTTGCTTGATACATTTGATAAGCCGTTTGCATGCGGTTATGATCTCTGGTTAGAGGCATGGCAATGTCTGCTGCAATCTTCCAAGACAGTGCGTTCACAAACAACGGGTCAAAAGCCAAAGTGTTAGTCACTTTGTAAGTGTAGATCAGGGTTGCTTCTTCTTGATCAGTTAATATCACTCTTGAGTTATAAGCATCGCTCAGTGCGACCTCAAATTTGATTGGGTCACCGGCTGTATCTGTTTGTAAGATTTCTCTAGCGTACAGTGCGTCATTCGGATAAGAATAACGATACGACCAGTTGCCTGGTGGTGAACCTACATCACTCAAAGCTAAGTGACGTTTAGCAAAACTCCAAGGGTGTGCGCGTAGTACCGCGTCACGAGAGTCTGTATAGAGTAAGTTACAATGGAAGGCTTCTACGCTCTGTTCGGTCAATGACGAAATCGTGTCACTGGCACCAATATGAGAGAGTGCTAAATTACAAATGTCGACTTCACTAGCCATTTCATACTCCGTTAATAATTAGTACCAGAGGGACATGCCCTCTGGATTTGTTGTTAAGCCTTTTTCGCTTTAGCCTTTTTCTTGGCTGGTGCTTTTTTCGGCTTGGTTTTTACTTCTAAGGCTTCCATCCAGCTACCCAAGTGAGCTTCGTCTTGTATCTCAAAGACGTCACCCTCTCGGCGTAGCGTTTCGTAGTAGCCTTCAGTTGTTGCCTTAACCTGCATTATGCGTTAGGGTAAGACTGCCACTGTTGTGCATCCTTAACAACAGATGCTGTCACAGTTGCTGTTGGTGAAGTACCGCCTAGGTCATAGTACAAACGAACATAGCGCTCGTTAGTATCTGGTAGACCGATGATGATAGAGTCACCTGCTGCACCAGCAGACACTGTGCGTGAAGTCAACACAGTTGTTGCTGATGAAAAGCCTGAGTTGTCGTCAGTCTGCACCTGTACAGCCATCGTTGGTGAAGTACCACCCATAGCCACGTCAAGTGTTACTGCGATTTTCATGTCTTCGCCTGGACCGATGTCGCGATCAGCACCAAGGTCAATCACATTTGTAGATGCAGCGTCAGCCGTTAAAGCTTGTGCATCGGAAAATTGAAGATTGTAATCAATAATCATTTTTTTTCTCCTATATTAATCCGATTAGCTTACAGCTGCTTCGGTGTTTAAAATAGCGTCATTACGTCTGAACGGAATACCGTCAAATGTCATAACACGCTTACCTGCTACCTCATCCATGCCTAGATTAACGTTATTAGCGTTAGTGATCTGACGACGTAGGAATGAGCTTATTGTGCGGTTGCCATAGAACACTGCACGACCAAGACCCAAGTTTGGAACCTTCTCTACTGCTTGAACCATAAGGTCAATTAGATCAGCTGAAGAACCAGATGCATCTTTAGTCAAATTAGACACGTCAATGTTCGGAATACGAACCACATAGCGCCAGTCTCTCAAAGTAACACCGATGTCCCACTTGTAGTGAGTACGGTAACCTTGATATTTACCACCAGCCGCATCTTCTAAAGTTACTTCACCTAGGTCTTGATGCTTCAAGCCTGCCTGTGAACCTTTAGGGTAGATACCGTGACAAGTGTTAGGACCCCATACTACTAACCAAATAGAAGTATTGTCAGAACCTGAACCGCCAGCTGAGATGATGTTGTCACCTGACTCTGCTGATGTTGAGTTAAAGCGTGGTGCTAAACCCATGAACTTCTCAGGATCAGTACCAGTGTCACCATAGAACATAGTTGTTGCCATAGTCTGGTTCATTGACTCTAAGAACGCACGATCTTCAGATAGACGGAACGAAGCTGAGTTACCGTTAAGGTCTGCTAAGGCCTTATCCACTTCAGCATACGCCTCTAACATACCCGCTGAATCGGTTACTTGAACAGTAGTCGATTTGCTAGGCTGAACACCATAGTTCAGTTTACGCCATGTTGAACTTGGAAGTCCTGAGCGAATTGTTGTACGGTGACCTGTTGGTAGGTTACCTTCAATGAATGTCATATCATCTAGACACTCGTTAGTTTCGGCTAGTAATTCGACAATAGTGTCGATCTTACCGTCCGGGTCTTGACGTTTAGCTACATCGGCTAACGTCGGGTTTGTTGTTGATAATGTTGCCATTACTTACTCCTTATTATTATTGTTTCATTGATGGATATAGAACATTCTCACGAGTTTTCTGGCCAGCATTAGCACCGCTAACGATGACCTTGTCCTCAGAGATTGCCTTTCCGACACGATTGAGAAACCTGATCATTTCTGGGTGGTTGCCCAGTCCTGAACTATCAAGCATCTCGCTAAACTCAGCTGTACCGAACGAGTCCCTAGCTTTAACCGCAGTTGAAATGTTCTTATCGAACCCTTCACCTCCAATTTCTGCATCAGTCTTCGCCTGGTCTACCCAAGCCTTTTGCTGCTCAACCCATTGTGCTACCTCTGCTTCTCGCATCTTGGTAACCATATTCACGCCCGCCTGGGCCTGATCTTGGGTCAGGTTGTTTTCTTTTGCCCACTGTTGGTATTCCGACAGTGAGTCTTCGTTTATGCCGTAACTTTCAGGTACTTCAAAGTCTGAATATTCCTCAGGGGCGCCCGCCTCCTGGTTATCCTCGTTTGATTCTTCGGTTTCGGCTTGTGCAGCATCACTCTTCTCTTCATCAGGTGGGTTTTGCATTTGCACCTCCTGATCTTGAGTAGAATTTTCTGCCTGCTGGTCAACGACTTCTTCCGCATTGGTGTTAGTCTGAGTCAGCAAAGTGTCTTCATCAGGCATTTTGTTCTCCTTTGTTATTTTCTTTAATCATCAATAGATACCTCTCAGTATCTGCTGATAACACTTCATCCACCAACCACAGTCCGATGTTTCTTTGGCCTTCATTAAAGAAGGTGGTACTGTTGCCGGTAAAACTGGTTCTATACTGTCCTGTCTTATCCAAGATACGCCAGACAAGCCTACGCCCCCACTTAGTAGATAAGAGTTGTCGTAGGTCACCCAGCTCAGTTTCGCGCTTATTCTTGTCGTTAGCTTTTGCACGTTTAACTTCTTGCTCATCAGATGCATTAAATTCTTTTTTCACGCTTACAATATCTCATAAAAAATGCAACTTACGTTGCGCTGCCTAGTTAAGGCCACCCAAAATGTTGTTCAGTACATTGTTACCGTCGGTGTCAGCTTCGGATAAAACCTTGGCCGCTTGTGCGCCAGTATTTGCTACATCAGCACCTTGCTGCATCTGTTCCATTTGCGCTTGTTGTTGTTGTGCTTGTGCGCGTTGATCTCTAATTGCTGAGACGTCATCATCTGAAACCACGATCTTCGGCGGTACACCTAGCATGTCTGCGTACTCATCAACCGACTGGTCCGCGTCAAACTTATCAAGCACGTCTGGCTTGGCCGCTGCTAAGTTACCAACAAAACCTGCCAGTCTCTCAATAGCGCCAGTGCCGATTGCTCTTTGTGCTTGTGCCATAACCGAGATGTACTCAACCTTAAGGTCAACACCGTTCAACTCTTCTGGTGCTGGTGGTACCAGGTTGTTACGAATCATAATATTAAAAGTACGATCAATCAGTGGATCAAGTAGTTCTGAATGTAGGCGCTCTAATACTGGGCCTAACATTAATAGTTTCTCTTCATGACGCTCATCAATCTCACGCGCTGTAATTTGACGACGTGAAGACAGTGTCAACATTTGAAACAAATCAGAATAGAAGCCTTGCTGGATTCTGGTCTGGGTTTCCTGAATGTCTTGTTGTAATTCTGCCAGTCTTGGGTTTACCTCATAGGTTGGCCTAAAGCCGCCCTGTGTGCCTTGCATGGTGTCTACATAAGTTACACCACCAGGCAGTACAGAAGCGGTCTGTCCTCTAAGGGATGATGGCGCCTGCATCGGTGGGTTAATCATCTTGTCGATACCTTGGGCTTTACGCTTTTGTTCAATCTGTAAAGCTTTAACGTCACCCAGCACATCCATCGCTGGTGAACGTCCGTAAATATCAACACCGGTTACATGCCATCTTGGCGCTACCACCGGGAACTCTTCATAACCTGAATCACTTAATAGCTTATCTTCACGTCCGCCCTTTTCAAAGTAGACTGATCGATATGGCATATTCTGTGAATCACGCTTGTTAGTGTCTCTGGCATGGTTAGGCTCAATCGCATGAATAATGTCTACCCATTTGTCCAGCTGGCCATTCTTATGCATACCGTTAACTTCATCTGAACAATTTTCTTTACCAAACCATTGTACGGTTTGTGCAACTGTTAATTGAAACTCACGATAAAACGTATCAACATTTAAACGATCAGAATTAGCCAGGCCATACTCACCCGCAGTGAACGGGTAACAACGTATCACATCTTCATGGTCTTCTTGTATAAGCATGGCTGCGGTACCAAACACACCCATCTCTTCATACACAGTTTGCAATGAGTTATACAGGTTTGAACGTGAGAAGATTTCACCCATGCGCTTCTCAGTTTGGAATAACCACTGCTTAACCTCAGAGACTTCCATCAGTGCTGGATCAGGTGTTGCTAATCTGAACCAAGGACGCGCTGGTGATGTGATACCACTCATCATTCCTGCTGACAAAGTTCTGATTGCCATTGTGGCTGTTGAGTCGATGATCTTACCGTTCTTCTTTGAACCGTCGTTACGCTTTGAGGCTAAGAACCTGCCACGTCTTGGCAAGATATATTCACTCAACTCTTCCCAATGTCCGAAGTAGGTTGAGCGCTCATCCTTGATGTCACCCCAACGACGAACAAACTTACTGCGTTGTGTCTCTTTCATGTTACGTTCCTAATAATGTTTTACGTCGAATGTCGGCAGCAGTATTTAAACCGCGCCCTCCAGTTAATACTGTAGATCGTCTGTTTACTGCACCTCTAGTGGCGGTTGATGGTGCCTTCTTAGCTACCGTTTTAGCCTTGCCTGCAACACCCTTAGCTTTCTTTGCTTTGTCTATTACATAAGTCCCAGGCTCCATACGATTAGCCACCTTCTTCATGCCGCCAGAAAAAACCTTGATCACCTCATTAGGCACGCCATCCTTACCAGCTTTTGCTGCCATCTGTTGATTAACATCGTCCACAGCTCTACGAACAGCTTCACGCCTAGGTGATGAGCTTTGCCCGATACACATACTATGCGCCTAATAAAGTCTTTTGCTGTGTATCAGCCGAACTCAGGTCGCCTCGTGGTCCAGTCAAAATAGTTGACTTTCTACCTCGCTGCGTTGCTAGCTTAGCTTTCTCTTTAACACGCGCTGCCTTAGTTGCAGGGTCTGCCGGTTTAGGCGGAGCTACTGGTGGCTTTGGTGGCGGTGGTGGTGGTGGCGGTGGTGCCGGTTTAGGTGATGAAAAACACATATTGTTTTCTCCTTGTATTAATTGAAAGGGTCATAATCAGACTCGACGGACTCTACAGCACCGTGATGTCCAAGCTTCTTAGGTGCTACAGGAAACGCGAACGTTAACGCTAGAGCATCGCCCAAGTCTGGTGAGCGGCCACCGCGCTTCTTGATCTCGTCTTTGGATTCAAGTTGTAAGCGATTGCCTGCATCAAATTTGTACATAGGGACACACAGATCAGTCTTAAGTTCTGTGTTGTTAGGTAGTGAACCGCCATCATCTAACCAGATGCGAACGTTGTCCCACATCTCACTACGCTTGTTGGTGTATCTTGGGTTGGTCGGCTTACCACCGAAGTTAACCTCATTAACAAAGAAACCGAGCTGTCTTAGGCGATCAATCACCCCTTCACCACGTCCAGCATCAATGAACACTGCGTCTGGCTCCCACTCAGTGATAGTCTGTCCTACCATGCCAGCTAGAGTCATATTGTCAATGTCCTGATAAACAATCGGCTCATATGAGGCCAAACCTTGTCTTTTGATGATTACTGATCTATCATCACCGTAACGCGCAACGTCTACCCCTAACACTCTTGGTGAACCATCAACGTCACCCTGCTTTCTAACAATGGCTGCTGCATCGGTTACTTTGTCAATAGTAATTAAAGCATTATCAATACTGGCTGAGAAGTCACACAAGAACTCTTGTCGATACTGGTTATCAGTCATAGTGTCTTTGGCCAACTCTAACTCTTCATCATCCAGAACGTCAGTCTCATCTACTCGATACATACCGCCGTACCATTTATCATCTTTAATTGCATGCTGATACAGATCATGAAACTGATTCAATCCCTTAGGGGTGCCAATGAACAAGCACCAACCTTTACGATCCGCCAATGCCGGTCGGATAATCTCTGGCCAAGTCTCCATTCTCATGTCGGCCACCTCATCCATCACCACACCATCAAAGTAAAGTCCACGCATGGCTTCACCGTTGTCTGAACCGTAGAGTCTCACTCTGGACTTGTTAGGGAAGTCAACTGATAGGTCTGACTCGTTCGCTCTTGAACCAGGGATGGTCAATGCGAAACGTTTAAGGTAATCCCAGCTAACCTGTTTAGCTTGCTTTAAGAACGGCGCCACATAACTAAACCTGGCATTCTCTTTATCAGTTCTGAGTGCAGCATCGATCAATGAATTAATTGCCAAGAAGGTTTTACCGAAACGACGATGACAAACCAAGACTGAGAAACGCTTTAGGTTCTCATGTATCTCTGACTGATACTTGTGCGGCACATAACCAGTATCTATCACCTGAGTAACCATTTAGTCTTTATCCCCTGGCGCTCTTTGAATACCAGTCACAACATTAAGCTGCATGTCACCAGTCTGATGGACGTCCTTCTTATCAGCCCAGTCAAACCTGTTCTTCATGTTCATGTACCAGCCGGTGTAACTGAACTGTCCATTTTCTAGATTGATTCGGCCTTTACGCTCCCACCATGCGGCAGAGAGCTGTTGTCCTTTTTTTACGGCTTGTGAAAATTCTTCATGTTTTTTGATGTAATCATAGAAAGCTTGTTCCCAGATTCCGAGTTCTGCCATAACCTCTATCTTAGATGCGCCTTCAGCCATAAGCTCTATGACAATGTCGCACATCTCTGGTTTATATTTAGTTGGTCTGCCTACTTTTGCCATAATATTAATATACCTCCGTGGTTGCAAGTTATCTGTCGCTGACCTTTGTATAGACGCAATAGAGCCACCGACAATATGTATTACTCAAAGACGTGATTAGTTCCCATTCCTACTCCTATGCGATGACGATAGTTAACGATTGCGGATATGTTTGTTCTTGAGCATTCAAACTTACTCGCTATCTCAACACAGCTCATACCGTCTTCATGCAGTAGTCTGATTAACTCCACATCATGATCAGTCAACTTGGATCGGTGATGCGTCTCCCCGACTCGCCAACCGTTACCTCTTTTAGTCTTACCTGTGGTCATTACTTTTTGCCACTTTCTGAGTAATACTTGTTTTGCCATCACCCCTGGACAGCAGTACCAGTTTGGTACCTGTTGTTTAATTTCCATCATTATGTTTTTATCCCCATTGCTGCATAATACAAATCATCTGGCCTAGGCAAAGTAATCCCCATCTGTGCCATTTCCATGTCAATTCTTTCTAAGTAATCTTTGAACTGGGTTGTGTTTAAATCTTTAGAGCTTGGTATCTTGATCTCGCCGTCATCGTAGAACTGTCTCGGCAGGTAGTCTCTTCTGAACTGATAGTGCAAACCCTTCTTCCATTTGCCTTGATCAAAGTAGTCCTCTGCTGGCTGACCGGTTTCTTTTTCTATCAGTCCTAACCACATCCAGTACAGATTGTTTTGTTTTTGTGATCGAGTTAGTTTGTCTTCCTTTATCTGAACAACAGCGCGTTCGCAGTTGGGATTCTTAACAAAGAAAGACTTAACAAAATTCTCAAGTATTTCCCTTTTAGGCTTGTTGCGCTCAAGAACTCTTTTCATTGGTGCCTTTGTGCGTGCTTTCTAATCGCTCTTACAGTCATAATATGGTTTCTTGCATGACGCTTTTGATCTTCACTTAGTGTCATTGCATATTCTTTTAACGCTTTAGGGTCTTCAAGGTCCAGTCTTGCACATTTTGCGTTTACTTCGCCTTGGGTCACATTAACCCCTTACTTACTAAAATTTCCTGTGTTCTTTTCATCCCTAATAGGTGACTCAGTAATAATTCTTCTTTGCTGTAATCACTAGGCTTTCTACCATCTAAAATATCGTGACAACTGTGGCAGCAGTAAGCGCCGTGTATATCAAGACACTTAGCTCCCATACCACCCCCATTAAGATGAGCCAGTACAACAGTTTCATTCTCCACCCCACCATTACAGCCCTCCAGTCTGATTGTGCATGCTTGGCCTCTAGCGCTCTTGGTTATCTTGCTCATCTTCGCAATCATTACAAACACACTCTGTTTCTTGGAATGCAGAACACTCCATATCGTCCCGATCTACCGGACCCAGATATGCCACTTCATCAAAACTCAAATCCTCTCCACATCGGTCACACTTGTAATCAACCATGGTTACCTTCTTCCGCTAACATGGCGATCGCCTCATTAATTTCTTCCTGGATGGTTTTGTGATGATCAGTGTTAACCAAGGCCACAATGTTTAGCCATTCCTTTTGACTTTCATTGTTGTCTCTTTTTCCGGTAGCCTCTAAGAAGCCCTTGTATTTACAAACAAAAGTTATCTCTCTCATTTATCCCCCAAGATCATATACAACAGCCAAGCTTGATATATGAGCGCTATTCCTAGCATAATTTCAAACAAATCCACTATCTCTCCTCGTTTACATAACGCGCGACATTAATCTTCTCCCCGAACCTGTTTTTGACCACTTCGCGCTTAGTGTCAATTTTTAGTTTGGTTATCTTTTTTAATTCAAAAATTCTGGCAGATAGTCGGTAAATTCCTAGCTCCTTCCAAGCTTCAAGCGGGCCAATGGCGCCGTGATCTTTTAGATAATCTTCCAGTCTTTGTACTTGTGTTACTTCAGTCATGCTCTTGCTCCAGTTGATTTAAAAGTTGTTTAACTTGATCGAGACAGTGTTTGCAGTCCTGCTTGTCTTCGTTCTTAATTGCATAGAGCGCGTAGTCACACCACTTCTTCATGGCCTGTGCCGCCTTCATGCATTGTTCTTTTTCGTGAGTTACCATCCGTATCCTAAGATTTCTCTGATCTGTTTGTTTTTATAGTTGTTTTCACGCATCCACATTCTGATCACAAACTTGGTTGCTTGTGAATGACTGTCCTGATTAAAGTTTTTTATATACTCTCGGCGTGACTGATCACTACTCAACCCGTCCCAAGAGTGAGCGCTAATACTGTAAACAGAGTCTTTTTTAAACTCGATCTTGTTTTCGATACTGTTTCTTTGCTCAATATTGTTAAACTCTCTTAGCATTTGTAAAAATTGAGGGATGCTTGGTGGTCTTTGGTTTGACTCTTCTATCCACTTAACTTTTGCTTTTTTGATATGCTTTAAACAGTCTGGTTGCAGCTGCTCAAGTTCTTCTGCAAAAGCTTCGATCTGTTGTGCCTTCTCTTTGTCTGTTCTGTTAGATTTAACAAAATAGCCAAACAATAATTCAGCCCAATGACTAACGTCATATGCCATTTCCAAATACTCTATTTTTTCTTCTGCTTGATACATCTACACCACCCTCATTTGATTAGTTATATTTTTTAAGTCCAACGCGGAGCT